ATCAATCGTAGAGCCTGTCATGGCTAAAGTTGTGCCGTTGTAGGTCAGTAGTGGAACACCGGCAAAACTACCGCCATTGTTATACTGAATTTGTGTATTTGAGCCGCCAGCAGATGCAGTAACTGTCGTGCTTCCGCCTAGACTTACTGGTGTACCATTAATAGTAATAGATGAATTATTTAACGCTGAATTAGGAATAGATGTAAGACTTGCACCAGAGCCACTAAATGTTGTAGCAGTAATAGTTGTTCCAGTAATAGCTAAAGGCGTTGTACCACCAATAACCATGTTGTTCATTGTTCCAGCAGTAGCTGGATTTACTGTAACTGTTCCTGTGCCTGTAGGTGCAATACTTACATTCTTGTTGGCTGGGTTGGCTAAAAGACCACCATTTATAGTGACATTTCCTGAGCCACCACCGTCCCAATTTAATAAACTTGTGCCACCTGACGTACGTAAATTACCGCCTAATACAGATTGGGCGTAATAATCAGGGCTAACTACTTTTGTATTAGCATTGATTGTAGAGCCAGTAATTGTATTTGGGGTTGTACCGCCAATTGCCGGTGGGCTAGATAAATCTAATGTGCCACCTAAAGTAAGGCTTCCTGAAGTTGTAACGGTGCCAGTTAAAGTAAGACCATTAACTGTACCTGTACCAGTTACAGAAGTTACGGTGCCGCCGCCACCTGTAGCGGATAATGTACCGCCTGCAAAAGTAAGACCTGATCCAATAGTGACATTGCTAAAACCACCCGAACCATTACCATACAAAATAGATGCGCCGCTAGTAGCAGGGGCTTTGCCGTTAAAGGTATTCCAATCAGTGCTAGATAACCAACCATTTGAACTTGTGCTTGATTGACGAATAGGTACGGTATTTACGGTACCGCCACTATCTTTAAAAAACAGATTTTTATCTGCAATATTAATAGCAATTTCTGACCCCGTAGCGTTATTAGTTAAATTAGCAGCCAGCGGTACGTTAGTAGGTGTACTACTTGCGTATAGCAAAATGGGGGTGAAGTTTGTTTGGGCCACTTAAAAAGTTCCTAAATTTAGACTGATTCTATTATGTTTTGCTATGCTTGTCATTTAAAAATTGCCCCCGCCAATACCACCTGTAGAAGTCAAAATATTGCCGTCAAATAGTAATTTGTTTGATTGAGCCATTGTACTAGCAGAAGATGCGTAAAAAATTTCATTAGTTACAAAGGTAGATAGCCCTGTACCACCTCTATTTGTAGCAAGCGTACCACTAGTAATTTGAGCCGCGCTAATAGCAATAGGCACGTTTTGTGCAAAAGTAATAGAACCATATTCATTAATAATAAATTGGCCAACATTTGCTGCGGTGCCATAAGTGCCTGGGGTAACGCCTGAAGCGCCAATAGAGATATTTATATACCCAGGATCATAAGTAACACTAACCCCAAAGCCACGTATAGTAGCTGGTTCAAACACATTATTAGCGTTGCCAATAATGATTTGATGATTACCAATAGTGGATAATCCTGTACCGCCTTTATCAATAGGTAAAACACCCGCCCCTGTAAAACCATATACATTCCAAAAAAACCGATACCACTCAGTTGACATCGTATTTGTGTCAGTGTAAATCAGCGGTACTTTAGCTGAAGGTAAAAGGGTAATATTAGCCATTTGTGTTTGTGCCGCTGAGGAATAATTCAGCGCCCACAATAACGACTTTATTAGGATCCGTACCTGATACTTCGTAAATGCGGTCGCGCAGCTTTGTAGTCATGCCAAGACGACGCCAAATAGCTCGATAGCCATATTCACCAATTTTACCCATTGAAATCCAATGTTCGCTAGACCACGTATGGCCACCATCATCAGACCAACGAAGCATAATTTGTGGGTCTTGACCTTGACCTAAATTAAGGCCAACGCCTGATTGACAATCCAATTGAAGGGTATGTTGGGCTGTACGTTTAAGATTATTTTGATTAGGCGGCAATGGGCGCCAAGAACGAACCCATTTTTGAATATCACCGTTATCGGAATAAACGTCTAAATCAAGAGCGTAAATATTGCCATTTTCATAATCGCCAACAATAGTTTGGCTATTAAAATTCATTTGGCATTGACCACGGTGACGCATAAATGCACCATTTTTCCAACTAGCACGTTCATGCCAAGCACCTGTAGCTACGTCATAAACCCAAGTAGCATTGGCTTTTGGAAAGTTTAAAACGTAAAAAGCGTGGCCTTCTTCTTGATAAGTATATGCTTCTGCATCCGAAACATCGCCATAACTTTGAATAGCATATTCTACGGCATGGGTAGATACACGTTTGCCTGTGTAACCTTGGTTACGATAAACAATACCATAGCCACGAGGATCAGCGCCAAGCCAAAATATGCTGTTATCGAGTTTAGCAATAGAGAAAGGAGCCAAGCAACCAATTTCATTATATGCACCTTGAATGGGGGCTAAAGGGAATGGAATTGTACCTGCGTCGTACCAAACCTCAGTTGTGCCTTGACCAAACACCCAAACTTCACGGTTATTAGATACAACAGCTATTACTTGGTCAGGAGAGCTTTCAGCAGCCGCAAACGCTAGTGGGTCAATGTGCGTGCCGTCAAAAATACCTGTAACCCAGATAATTTGGGTGTTAGGTTGATTAAACGCAAAATAACCATCAATATAACAAACCGTTGCAGCGCCTGCAAAATCAGCATCTGTAATTTGTTCAAAGGTATTGGTTGATTCGGTATAAACGTAAGCGTCTGGATTACACGCGATAAAAATTTGTGTGCCGCTATCGGCAATAGATACTGGGCCAGTGCCACTAACAGTGCCTAATAAAGTAGCATTGTAATCAGTGTCTATTTTGTAAAATTTGTTGCCAGATACTACATAAGCATCTACACCGCCTGTAGAATGAGTCCAAAGGCCACGAATGGGGCCTGTGCCTATGGTAGCTAGTAAACGCAGCCCTGGGGCGCGGTTAAGAAACCCACTAGTCATACCGCCTTCAGGAATAGCCTCTGGAAACAAGTTGACCATGCGGTTATCCGCAGCGTTTACGCTACGGGCTACATAAGCTTGGCCTAAAATCGGCGTTAGCATTAGTAGTTACCGGCAAAGATGTTGAAACGCTGACGAGTGCCAACAATGCTATAAGGCAATGACATAATATCGTCAGGATTATTAATTCTCTTAAGGTTGCGCTTAGAAGTCATCGCAATACGAGCCACGTTAGGCGGCGGCTCTACGCCGAATTCATTGGCAATTTCACAAGCTAAATTGTATTTAAATGCTCTTAAATAGCCTGGAGGAAAAGCCAAAGTAGTTGAAAGACTAGCTGGTTTAGTTAGTTCTGTAACTGAAACAAAGTGCCAAAGTAACGCTTTTGTAGGCACTGGGTAGACGTACATATCAATATTAGGGTAATCCATATTAATCCACATAACTTGTGGATAAGTGGAAGTCACCGTTTTAACCGCAATACCATCGTATTGTTGTTGATTAATAATCTTGATACCAAACGAAATACCGTTTGATGGGTCTAAAAAATAAGTTGAATCATCTAACAAAATAGGACGATTACCTACAAAATCACCTGTAGGGCCTAGTGTTCTATGAATTTGATTCGCAGGCCAGGTAAATATTTGGTCTTGGGTAGAAAAAGTTGAAAGACGTTCGGTATTCCACGAATCAATCATTTGATTCAAAGCGGCAAGCGAATCTTGAGCCGTAGCAGCAGAAGGCGTTTCGCCTTCGGCAAGCATCCCGATTAAGCGTAATGCTCCATTTATCTGATCGGCGGCGGTAGTAGCCATAACAACTCCTTACTCTGCGGTTTTACGACGTCTTTTTACTTCCAGTGTATTAACAGGAGCCGCAATCACTTCTTCTACTGCTTCTTCTACAATTGCTGGTTGCGTATCCAACTCGTAGCGTTCCCACCCTTGTGCTTCGTCATGTTCTGCTTCAGCTTCCATTGTAGCAACTTTAGTGCCGTGGTCAGGATGTTTTAAATAGATTATAGGCATGATTTATTTAGTTAGATAGGGGGCAAGCCCCCTATTTGTTACGCGCCGTGAATGATAGCGTAGTTAATAACTACAGCTTCAGACAAAGATCCGGCTGAAATATTACGCAAAACGATAGTTGCTGAACCAGCAGCCAAAGTAGAGGTAAACACGTTGTATGTACCAGCAGTAGCTGCACCACCAGATACGTTAACGATAAGAACATCATTAGTTGAGATTAAATTGTTATTCAACGTAAACGCCACGTTTGTAGTTGCGGCTAGCGCAGCATTATTCATGGTAATACGACCAGCAGACTTGTTTAAGGTCACGGCTGTAGATTTATCGGTTAATTGAGTAACTGTACCTTGAGCAGCAGCAGCATAGCCAATTTCTTGGGTGGCATAGCAAGTGCTAAATTCAGGGTCTAGGTACGCAACACCAGTAGCTTGGGTATTTGACATATCTATTCCTTAGTAGACCCGCCCCGAAGGGCGGGATATTACATTAACCAGCGATACGGTAGAAAACGTAAGTTGAAGCACCTGACTTACGAACACGCCATGTACAAGCTGAGTTCGCAGCAACAGCCGCTACGCCAACTAGTGTACAACCAGTATTAGCTGTAACAGTAGCAGCGTTTGTACCACCAATATTAATAATATTGAAGTCAAAAGAGCTATCGTTTTTCATGCTAGAAAAAGCAGCGTCAATATCAGTTGCAAGCGGTACTGTTAAATTTACAGCCGCGCCTGTGTAAGTGATGATGCCGTTTGCTAACTCAGCCGGAGTTAGAGTAGCCGCAGCAGTTTTAGCAACTGGTGCGGTTTGGGTTGCGATTACAACTTCGGATAGATTACCGTCGGTAAACTGATAACCACCTGCGCCATTTGGAAGTGCCATGATATTAATTCCTTAAAAAATTGATTTAAAAAGCCCCCGCCGAAGCGGAGGCATTTTGATTAACCCCAGATACGGCAAGCCATTGCTGGACGAATCGTGCTGTAGCCATAAAGAACGTCAATACGGCAAGGTAAACGGTCGTTATTAATATCGTACTGACGCACGACACGCATAGAGATACCGTTGTGAACTTGGCGGGAAGCCATGTCAACACCTTGTGGCAACAACAAGTCAGCGGTCGCAAAAGTGATCGCATCTTTGTGGTAAACCAAGTTTTGAGCGTATTGGCTAGCAGCAGAACCTAACATTGTTACCGCAGCACCGGATTGTGGAAATGAATCCACAGTTGCCAATGCGTTAGCAGATGTATAGATAGCTGGGCTAATAGCCAAAGTAGTAGTTGCGCTAGCACCGGCAACAGCAGCAGTTACAGTGAACTGTTGCAAGCTACCTGTGGACTCACGGGTTTGTGGGTTAACTGCATATACGTTAGCGATTGTAAATACGTCGCCTACGTTCCATGACTGTGAACCGCCTGTAAAGCTGATAGGCAATGTAGCTTGGCCTTGAGCAGATACAGTAGAAGTTACAGTGATAGTTGTACCCCAAGAACCAGTTGTATGTTGCTTGATAGATTGGCTCATGTTGATTTCTTCGTAGCCCAATACACCCATACCCATCATGCCATTCTTAAATTGACGGCTGATTGTGTCTGTAGGATTAAACAGACCTTTCATACCTTCAACCAAACCTGCGTTAGCTGCTGGGTTAACAGTAGCGTAACGTGGGGACATAACAGCAGCGTTTTCGTTCAGTTTTTGTTGAGCTTGCAACAAAACCAAAGAAGTAGCTGGAGTTGTACCAGGAGTACCAACTGAACTATAGATTGCTTTGTAGCTATTTGCTACGTCAGCATCAATAGAAGAAGCCAACTGAGAGATACGTGGTTTCAAAACACGCTCTGCAAAGTCATCTAACTGCATTGTCAATTCAGCAGAAGTGAAGTTAACACCAATGTGCTTTTGTGACGCTACAGTCAAAGTTGTGTACTGTTCGTTGTCGTCTTGAACTTGCAAGGCGGCACCGTCAGTTACCAAAGCGCGGTCTGGTAGGCGGATACGGAGAGTAGAACCAATTTTTGCGCCTTCAACAGCGAAAGAATCGTCATACTGGCGATTTACGTTACGTGTGAGTACAAGGTTGTTCTCGAGGATTTCGAGAGCTTTTCTTGTAATCATGTCGATGGTTAAGATCGAATTTGACATAATAAAGTCCTAATTAAAAAATAGTTAGCGGTTTCTCTGCGCTTCCCACTTCTTGATCTGACGTTGGCGGTCAGCTTCAATCCACTCTGAAGTCGTCATGCTTTTAATGGCACGAGGATCCGTTGTGTCTGTTGCTGGAGATCCAGTGGATCTCGCCGTAATCGGAGCAATTGGTGCTGGGGCGCTCGAAGTCTTTTTTACTACGGGATTATCAGCTAATTTAGCTTCAATTTTCCCTAATTCTTTGGCTTGTTGGAGTGGCGATAAACGTGAAATACGATCTGCTTCTTTCGGATTAGACCCTAGGTAATAAGCCATATCGGGGCCAACTTCTGAAGCTTGAATCGTTTGAGCCATCGCGTCAGTAATTGGAAGCTTGGGGTTATATGCGACTTGTTCAAAATCATCATATTTATTCCGAGCATCTTCTTCTTTGTCGTGATAGGACTCAATGATCTCAGACTGCAACCTAGCTTGTTCGCGCCTAGCAAGCAATTCTTCTGCCTTACGCTCTGCCAAAACTTCAGCATATTCGTCAGGCGAATTAAACTGCTCAATCGGCGGGATTTCTACTGGGGCTTTTCGAGTTTGCATTTCTGCTGCTCTAGCTGCCTGTTCTCTTTCCCACTTACGTTGCTCTCTAGCAAGTCGTTTACCAATAGCGGCATCAAGTTCTTCTTGTGAGAAGGTCTTGGGTACTTCTGCTGCTGGCTCTACTGCTTCCGGCGCTATTACTTCAGATTCAGGTGCAGCCGTTGCCACCTGTTCTGGCGCGGATACTTCCGCTGGTACTACTTCTTGACTTTCGTCCATTTCGATGTTTCCTTAGAAACCCTGGTGATCTGCACCAGTACAGTTGTATTTTTTAAATATTAATTGAAGCTATCTTATCTTGTAAAGCTTTAATTCTTGCGTCAAGGTTAACACGATCTGTAACTAATGCGTCTTGACCTGCTTTTAATTCGGCTTGTGCTTTAACTAACGCATCTTCACGCGCAGCTAATGAAGCATCTTTAGTAGCCGCGTCTTTAGCAGCAGCAGCGCTATCAGCAAATGCTTGTTTTTCAAGCGCAGCTAAATCTTTTTCACGAGCATCTAATACTGATTGTCGTGCATCAGCATCAGCATTAGCTACTTTGGCGCTTTCCAAAAGCGTATCGGCTTGAGCTTTGGTGCTTTCAGCGTAAGCATCAGCATCAGCAAGCTTTTTATTAGCTGCGTCAACAGCAACCATTGAACCTTGGCGTTTTGCCAATTCGTCACGTACAGCAACCAATTGGGCTACATCTAAAGGAAGTTGGTTAGCAATATATTCAAGAAATTTACTAGAATCAATACCGCCAGTGTCGCTAGAAATGTTCATATATCACCTTTAAGCGTAATAGCTAATGTTGAGTTCGGCGGTACCGCCATTGTTAATAAATTTAATGAGCTTTAAGTTGCCGTCATATTGCAAAGTCACGCCAGCAGCCAAAGGCATACCAACAGAAGCAGTAGGAGCAACGCCATCATCACGCCAACGCACGTTGCCGGTCAAAGGGGTAATCAATGCAATTGTAGGCATCTGTCTTAAACCTGATTTATCTATTTCGGGGATAGTTAAGCCCACAGCCGAAGTTAAATCGGTAATTTGCTGATAACCGATACATACGGTAATTGCTTTTAAATTGACTGACATTAGAATCTTCCTCTTGCCGTAAATGTACGGATTTTAATTAATAATTGCTCAGTGGCTACAATGATACCCTCAAAAAATCCACCTGCAAAGAAATATCCATTAAAAAATGGCCCCATTAAAACGCTCCCCCACCAACACCCGATGTAGCTACAAGTGAAGTAAACGCTCCAGTGCTTGCAACAATAGCCCCAATAGGAGCGCCGTCAATTGAACCACCTGTAATTGCTACAGCGTTAGCATTTTGTTCAGCCATTGTCCCCACACCAACCAAACTATGATTGGCGTTCCAGGCAGTAGCGCCTTGAGCGCTAAAAGAGCCATCAGCAGGGGTTGAATGGTTGACTGTTATTGCCATTATGCCAAGAAGCGTAATTTATACAGGGTAGATAGGTAAAGTTGAACAATATTATCAATAATTTGTTGCAATGAAGTATCAGTTTTATCAACTACATCATATCTTGCGCCTTCAATTTCAGCAAGTTGTGATTCCAAAAACTCAATAACATTATTAGTCTTTTTTGCAGACATTAAGCTAATTGGGCCAATTAAACCATGCCGCCCTTGATATGCCTCAGCAAAATCATCTGCGTTATCAATAATATTTTCATAAAATTTTTGCAAAGCTTTGTGTTTTGAATAACTACGCGTATTAAGATGAACCGAATGAGTTACATCACGGGCTAGAAACAAAATTCCTACAAAATCTGCTGCTTTCATTGTGGCATCCCTTGTGGTGGCATTTGTTCAGGGGGCATTGGTTGGCCTTGCGGTTGCATAGGTTGTTCCATTTGTTGCTCTTTAGCTTCTTCTTCTTGCATATCCATTGCAGTATCGCGTTGCATTTCAGTTACAAGATCGCCGTTTACCATCATGCCATGCACAGTTCCCATAACAATATCTTGGATCTGTTCAGGGGACATAGAAGCTTGAATTGCCGCCAAACGCTTAGTTTCAGCATCAAATAGCTTAATTTGAGCTTCAAAATTTTTACGTTCCAAATCTTGCATTTCAATGGAATTACCCACGTTTTGCAACATTTGGTGCATACCTTCCATTTCTTTGCCCATTGCTTCAATCTGTTGTTGAGCAGCTTGCAAAGCAGGATCTTCGTCGGTATTGGATAGTAATTTAGGATCAATTGTTTTAGCCAAACGCTTAGATAGCTCTTGGGCGCCAGGCCAATCCATATTTTTAACAAATAGATCGCCAGCAACTTTCCATAGCTCAGGGTTGCCTTGCAAAATCTGACCCATTGCGTCCATTGCTTCTTGGCGTTTAGTCATATAACCTGGGCCAGTAGTAGCGACTACGTCGTAAGTACCAACGCTTGGGTTGTAAATCTTTTCAATTACAACACCTTGTTGGTCTACGATTTTTTTAACTGGTTCAGGCTGATCTGGGTTGATTTTAGCCATTGATACTTCGCCGTCTACACCTACGATACGAGCAATACGCTCAGTGTCATAAATCTTAGGAATCAGATCAATTAATTGACGCGTTGCAAAGCGAATTGCTTTAGTAAGGTTATCACCATAGTGGTAAGTACCTACATCGCCTTGTTTTTCGCGGGCAAGAATAGCTTTCCCCGAGCGTTCGTTGCTTGTGGCACCTAAGCTCGAGTCATACTGTCCAGTGGTGGACTTGATATCGTCAGACGCGCCCATTTTGGCTTGAATAAGTCCAGTTTGTGCCAAAGGAGGTGGAGCGCGTTGTGGAAGTGGTAATGTTGCGCCCATTCCATCTGTAACGTCAGGATTAACCTCCAAATACGGCCAATTGGTCGTATTTGCTGTTTTCCATTGTTGTTCATAGCCTTCAAATTGACCGCCATAACCGATAAACGGTGCTTTTGGAGCCAATGCAAGCATCTCAGCTTCTTGAGATACCCAGTAGTTGTACATACGTTGTGCATCTTTGGCATTTCTAACCAAACCAGACACATAAATACGACCATCTACTTCAAATTCGTTGCCAATTACACGAATTACAGGGATCCATTTGCCCGCCCAGACTTGTTCTTGCAAGACTTCATAGCCATTGGACTTCATCCACATAACTTTTTTGACGTCTACAATGCGGGTTTTGATGGGTTTTAAGCCATGTTGCTTCATTTGCTTATCTTCAGAGCTGCCTTCGTAAAACGATTGGTTGCCTGGGTACAAATTAAGCTTAGTTGGGGTGTGAGTGTAATAAAAATACTCAACAATACGGATTGTGTTTTCATTAATCCATTGGGACAGGGAATCATCACCTACACCTTGGGACATAATGGATGTAATGGGCGCGGCATCTGGAAATTGACGCTCATATTCATCTTTTTCAATATCTTGGCTAATAAAACACCATTCAGCATCCGCGCCCGCAGGATCTTGAATCATTGGATCCATGTACACGCTAAATGCGTTGCGAATACGACCTAAACGCAGGTCTTGATCAAATGAATCATCGTTGCAATACTCAGTCAAAATACGGAAATAACCTTCGCCGTATGTCACTTGGTTTTCGCAAGCGGTGTCATAGACTACGTCGGAGTCAGACATATACTCAATATGACGAACCATACCTTCAAAAATTTCAGCTACTTCTACATCGCCTTTGTCGTCCGCAGGAATTACTTTTCCAGAGGGTCGGTTCTGACGTTGTTCGTTTGTTACTTGTTTGACGTGCTGTGGCAACTTGTTAATAGTCAAGCATGGACGCGCGTTAATTGTCTGTCCTTGAACAGATCCGCGGGTTGCCAATACGTCAGCAGGCCATTGCCATTGATTGTCTGGAGAGCCAGCCATAAAGCGAAGGTCATCTAGTTCATCTTCACGGCTTTCAGAGTATGCTGACATAGCCATTTGAAAACGATGGCGCATTGTTGCAAGAACATCTGACTGCTCATTTGGTGTAGTAGTGGGGTTACCACCTACGTCGGCTACTTTGCCGACAATATTCATACTAGTCTGATCGTATGCCATATTTAGCAATCTTCACTATTTTCAAATTCTGGAAGTGTTTTTAAGTATTCGTATACTTGTTTAATGAAATTAGGCGCAATATCGTTTGTTGAAACGGGAACAGAATAGTTTTTGCTAAATTGAATGGCGGTATCAGAAAAAGTAACCGCAGCATTTAACCTAGACTTATCTCCAGAAATGCTAGCTACTTTAATATACGCAGCAATAGCTACTTTATCTTCGCCTGTTTTAACTGG